AAGTTTCCCTGAAAAGCCTACCAAAGCATTATTGCAATCACGAACAATGCGGTGATTGGCAACCATTTTGTCATTAGTAAGTGACGCTTCGTGAGTGTCGTCATAAGAATCGACAGCTATGGTAACTTGAACTATAGCGTTACCCATCTGTTTACTGTTACCACAGCTTGTCCATTCTACATCTTTTACTGTAATAAGAGCACAGGGAAATAGCACAGGATATGTATCTTCTTCCGTTTCCAATTGTCCATAATCCTCGTCAATAGTATGAAGGTCTGTTACTTGTTCTTTTAGTCTTTTTTCGATGCTTAAAATTAACCTTTCCATTATTTTGTAGCTTTTAAAATTTCTGTTTGAATCATTTCTTTAATATCTCTATTTAATTTAGAGGAGGCTCCCATAAATTGTCGTTTGGGTATTTTTATAGTATATGCTCCGGTAGTATAACCTCTTCCTGAAGTTGTCCCTCGCTTAAAACGTCCTTTGTTTTTGCCACGTTTTGTCCGGTTCTGTATATAAAGTCTGCTCATTGCATTGCGTTGAATTGTGCCACCTTCGTTGTGAATTTGAGCATAAGGAACATCGGAGCTGAATATAACCTTGCCGGGTGTGATTTTCCCTTTAATACTTCTTCTTAATCGTCCTGACTTAATTAATATAGCTTTCCCTTTATTTTTTTTTGTCTGTTTTAGTTTTTGCCAGGGCAGATAAACACCACCCTCAAAACCCTGCCTAGCAAAGCTATTATCGAAATGCTCAAGTCCTATTTGCTTAATTTTAGCAGGGATTATATGTTTAATAGCATTTTGGATATCTATTTTAATCTTTTCGAGACTTTTTCCTGTGTATTTAACCTGCATTTAAACTTGTTTTAAATTATTCTAATAAAAATACTTGACTTTTATGTTTTAAATATCGTATATTTGCAAAGCATCATTAAAAAATGCCGTGGGGTGATGCCCTGTGGTGCAGCCGGGTCTTCCGGCTTTTTTTATTTTATCCCATTTTTATCGATGCTTATTATTTTAAGTTGTTCTTGTGGATATATACCTTTCCATCGGTTTATTCCTTGTTTTAGAATCTTTATATCAAATTTGTTTGGGAAATATAGAACTATAATCTCAGCTTTTTGTGTATAAGCTTTATGAAGGTGTTTCTTAATACTATGGGTTGTATTATTGTGAATAGATTTAATTTCAAAAGGAATATCATTTAAAAATCCGTCAAATTTTCTACCTAAAGCTGACTCATCCTGAAGTATTATTTTATGACCTTCCTTGCTGAGTACTTTTGATGCAAGTAATTCGTATTTTCCTGTATACTTATCAAGCAAATGTTTTTCGTGAAATACCACATATCCCCCGGTATCCTTATCAAAATAGTGTTTTGTAAATTCTTGCCCATGACTTTCAAATTCGACTTTACTATGATCAACCCAAGCTCTTTTAAGAACAGATTCAGGTATATCTTTAAAATAAGCATGACCATCAGGGAATATAATATTCTCTTTCGCAGTGTTCACTCTCCACATCTCAGGAACTTTTGGAGAGGAAAATTTACTGTCAGGTGTTGGGTTTGAATCACTGTTAACTTCAATAGCTGTGCATCTGCACCCGAATCCGAGCGGAGGATAATATGTATTCCAAAATGGATCTCGCTTTGGCTTGATTACATTATTTAATAATTCATGTTCTGTTCTCACACGTTCATCACCGGCTGTTCTGTATTGAATCATTCCATTGTCGTCGAATTCGAGCCATTTACTTGCCATTTGACTACCGGCAATTGCTGCATTATATTCAGTCTTAAGCCATGCTTCATATTTGCTATTTACTTGTCCGGTAATAACTTGATAATCTCTAAATGAACGAACATTGCCTTTATCATCTTTAAGGGCTAATGTCATAGTTTTAAGTTGATGATAATTTTTAGCTGCAGAGAATTGGTAAACATTCTTCTCCAAATTAGCGAGCATATTCCAATCCGGTGTGTTGTAATTAATTTTAGTTTTAGCAAAATTGTTTGTGACAGCTTTGTTTAGATATGATGCTGTAATATCAATCAAATCAGGATCGAGTTTGCCTTTGAAAGTCCCTTTGTAAATCTGATCGGCAACTTCCTCTGCTCTTTTGTTCAGATCTTCGGGGATGTAGGTTGACTTATTCTGAGCATTACACACAGAGCAATTACATCTGTATAGTCTCTCAATTTCTGAATGGATACGCCCTTGCCTTCGTATCTTGTGTTTATTTATAATGGAAGGGATTATGCGAAAAAATTGAAACCCTTATTTTGAAATTTCCCTGCTTCTATTTTTTTCTGAAATTCCTCCGCAGCTTTTTTGTCTGCTTCAGCTTTCTGTGCTTTCAATTGTTCGAGATTCTCAGGAATGCTTATGTCCATAAGTTTATACCACTCATCGTCAGGGATGGGAACGTGGTTTGATGCTATTTGATAAATATCTGCTTTGGTTTTTAAGTCAATATTCTTATCTTCTATAAATTGAAATTGACCAGCTTTAGCTTCAGGATAAAAAAGATTGAAATAAGTAGCAAATGGCTCACTATTTAATATGCCGAGCAGAAACTGTTTATCGTCCATGATAATTTCGTCCTGATCTTTTTCCTGAACTTCGCCAAGCGAACGAGCTCCTTTGTCTCCACTATTGGTAGTGAGGTTGTTTCCGAGATACAAGATTGTTAAAGCCTTTTCGTTTCTCTCATCGAATTTATTATATAGGTCAGACGATGCCGATTTGCCGGTACTTTCGAGTAGTTTAATCTCAGTATTTTTAGGATGAATTATAACAGCTCCACTACCCATTTGAGTCATATCTTTATTGAGTTTATCTCTGCCAAGATCGTCATTAGCATCGTACACTCCTTCTCTTATAGGTTGTCCGTATATCTCGTTGTGTTGAGCCCAGTCACCTGCGTTGTTTCTGTTGTAAATTATATATTGTGCAGCAACAGCTAATAATCCATACTTATTGACAGTGTCGGGTGAGTAGATTTCGAGAATGGGCAGAGTATTGTCGTTTCGATAGTCTATCCCGTTAATGTCTGTTTGTTTTATTAATACTATCCCTTTTTTGGGGTTGACGTTTCTTCTTTCTATCTTTTTATAATCAAATATTCCCTTGCTATAATCGAATTGGATTAAGGTATGACCAAAACTGATAGTGTCGAGTATTTCGTTAATGAAAGTGCGAAAAATGTTGTTGTTAATGAATGGCTTTAATGTTTCAACCTCTTTCCCATTTATTGAGTATATTAATGGTTTATTACTGATGCGAGATTTTCGCTTACTCATAACAGACCGAAGTGTTCCGTCTATAATTATATTTTCGTAAATTTCGTTAAGTTTTACAAAGTTTGGAGAAGTTTCACTATCTGCTGCTTTAATGGCATCCATTAGTTTTTTTATGTCAAGACTTTGCCTGTTAAGTGTTGATACAATTACGTTATTAATCTGCACCGATTTTGGATTGAAGCTAGTTTTTTTCATTATTCAAAATGGTTATTACGTTTTACATTACTTGACATAACGAAGCCAGTTCCTTGACTGCCTGATATGTCCTTGTCTGAGGATATTGTTGGAAGCCCGTCCGGAACGATATTGCCCTGTTGCACATCTTTGAGCCATTCTATGGCTCTGTTGTATCTGTCTTCTCTCATTTTGCTCATTTTCATTGGATTATGAATACAAAAAAGATGATAAACAGTGATGTCTTTAGCAAACATCAAGATAAGATGATTTCTTTCTGTGCCTGAAGCTGAGAATATCATGTCGCAGTTGTATTTTTGCGACAAATACCCACGCATTTCCTGTATAGCTGCATCTTCTGCTACATCTATTATTGCGTCATCATTTCTTACTACTGCGTCAAGTATCTCTCTATGAATTGTTGAGTCGTAGTCTGCTATTACAATAAAGTTACTCATAGTCTATGTTTATTAGTTGCCGGGTTACGTTTTATAATCTGATACACGGCGTTATCATTTAGGTCGTTATTTAATTTATAAACGGCTCCTTCTACAGCATCAGGTCCGTCAATAAGGTGCTTGTTTTTTGGAGACACCGCTTTGAACTGGTCAACCAATCGTTGCATATGAGGGTTATTCTGTTCAGCCTCATTAAATATAATGCAACCCATACGGTTTAGAGGTTCGAGATTTCCCTCAATACGTGCATATTTGTCGGGTTTTTTTCGATCGTCAGGGGTGATGCTTAATAAGTGACCGGTTTGCTTTTGAAATTGAAAAAAAAGTGGTTTAAATACTTGTTGATAGAATGGATCCTGTAGCGTATTGTTTTCGATATAGTTATACAACTGCGAAGCTCCACCAACATAGTCCTTCATGTTGTAAAACCACTGAACGAAATTACTGTTAGTTGTTTGCTCTAGGAATACTTTTAAGATATAAAATATAGAATCTTTTTTGCCAACTAGCACTGCAGTCTTGTATGAGTTCTTTTTTACTTCGTTGTTACTTGGCGATGGATCTCCGTAAACAACAAGTTTTTTAAAAACCGAAAGATTCGGACATTTCCCGAATGTCAGATCCTTAAATACTTTCCCTTCAGTAATAGGATTGTTAAAGTATTCTCCTTGAGCTGAAGCAAAACTAATTTTGGATAAGACTCTGTCAATGTGCTCTTCGCTGTTTTTAGCCCATGACGACTTGCCATTGGTTCGTATATTGATAATGTCTGCTTTGTCTGCTTTTTTAATGGCTTCGGTTATACAGCAGTACTCGGCTATTATATTACCACAGAATAATACAAGCAAAGGTTCGCTAATAGATCTTGTCCCAATCAAAGCACGTTCTATCCATGACCAGCGTTTGTCTATAATATCGGGATTTCTGCAGTCCTCGTCAGTATCTATGTCATCAATTAATAGAATATCTGGTCTTATGTTTTCATTTTTCGCACCTCGAGGGGACTCTCCTGCACCCACAGCACGAAAGGCAACTCCCGCAGTAGTAATAAATTCATCTTCTGTCCAATTCCCGTAATTGACTAATAACCCATAATCATTTTTTATTCTTGGATTTACTTCAAGAGCAATTTTATAAGGATTTAGCAATCTTACAGCGTTGTCGTGGGAACTTGAGCATAATATAATATTATGCTTTTTCCCTGTTAAAGCAAGATATAAAACCTCAAACATAGTTCTTGTACTCTTGGCTAGTTCTCGACTCCATGCTCTTACCTCATACCATTCGGGATTGGCTAAAATTCTTTTTGTTGATTTGATGTGAAAGGGAGCAGGATTAGCTGTGCAATATTTTGGAAAATAATATTTAAACCACTCTTCCGGATTAGCTTCGAGTAGAGTTATCCTTTTATGTTTTTCGGAATAGCTTTCGGATACTTCGACAGAAGCATCACTTTGAAGAGAGCGGTGAAAGTTAGTCCACAGTTCGTAAGACTGTTTTATTGTTTGTTTCATTAGGCAATAAGCTTTTCTTTGATATATCTGTCAATATATATTGATAGTTCCTTCGCCTTTTGTATGTCACTTCCTCTTAACCATGCGAGAAGTTTCATAGCTACGTCAATAATGTCGCTAATGCTTGTTTCTGTTTCGAGGTTTTTAATTGCAGCCGTAAGTTTAATGAGTGTATCGGCTTCTTTTGCGTTTGCAAATCGACAGCCTTTATCTCTTCCCATTATTAAATCATTAAGTTCGGTTATTTGCATGTAGAGTCTACTTAATTGTTCCTCTTTGGTCACCACCACAGATTGACGAAGAATCTCCCATTTCTCGGCTCTAATCCATTTTGACAAGCTTTGTTCAGAGATGCCAACTTTCGATGCTATTTCTTTCTGAGTGGCTCTCTCTTTAACATATATGAGTTTTGCCCACTCTTTCTTTTGTTGACTATTTATTGATGACATAGGTTTGCTTTTTCGCAAACCTACAATTCAGAATAAATAAAACGAAATAGTCGTAAAATGTTACGACTGTTTTGTTTATACCTTATACAGTTACTTGCGAGTGGAGTTATAAGAGTATTTATTTGCATAAAAAAAAGAATTGAACGAAATATTCTTATACGATGAAATATATGGAGGATTTGCTCAGACGTTTGCAAGTCGTTTCGCTGATTCAGTCCAGCAGGGGGATGTGGAAGTAAGACTCAATTGTGTTGGCGGGTCAATTATAGAAGGTCTCGGAGTTTACAATTTGCTAAACTCTTCAAGTCAACCTGTTACAATCATAATAGATGGAGTTGCAGCAAGCATGGGAGCAATTATAGCATTGGCAGGAAAACCTGTAAAAATGAGGAGAAATGCTCTAATGATGTTGCATAAAGCTAATTTTGGATACGCATCAGGAGATGCAGAAGATTTGAGAAAATCAGCCAATGAGCTTGAAATGTTTGAGGATGTCCTTGTTAATATTGTAGCAACGAAGACTGGAATGACCGTAGAGGAAATTAAAACGAATTTTTTTAACGGGAAAGAAAATTGGCTAAGTGCAGAAGAGTGCCTCTCGAAAAAATTAATTGACGAGATAATCGAAGAAATCACGCCAACAGATGCAAAGTCGGGTTGGAAAGAAATTTACAACAAAGTATCATCAATAAAATCTAAAAATCATATGACAAAACCAAGTTTTTGGGCTCGTTTGGGGTTCACCAATCAACAGCCTACTGAAGCAGACATTGACGGAAAGGTAAAAGAACTTCAGGATTCGATTACTGCTAAAGACAATGAAATTAATACGCTTAAGCAAAAAGTTGCAGGGTTTGAGCAGTCTGAACAGCAAAGGAAGGCTCAAGAAGCAGAAGCTAAAAAGACGGAAATCGTTAATAAAGTGTCGGATTTGATTAAAACCGGAAGGATTAAAGCTGAGCAAAAAGACTCTGTTACAGCAATGTTAACAAATGATTTTGAAAACAGCCTTAAGTTTTTTGAAAATCTTCCGGCAGGAAAATCATTAACAGGTGCGACAAATGCTGATGATGCAAGAAAAGATTGGAAACTGTCCGATTATATGAAAAACGATCCTAAGGCGTTGGCAGAGATTAAGAAAAATAATCCTGATAAGTATAAGGCGTTGAAAGATCAACACATGAGTAAATAACCTCTAAACAAAAAAAATATGAAAAGATTCTCAATCATTTTACTAATTGTTTCTTTTGCAATTAGTGCTAATTGTCAGACTTGGATAAACAGGACAGACAATAAATCGTTTTCTTTTAAAGCTCCATCGGGAATTTCAAGCAATTATGTTGCGTTATTCCCAGCTGCCGAGACACAATCAGTTGCCCCTGCAGATACTATTGCTTTTACATTGAAACAGTTTTACTCATTCGTAAATGTTAACGATACACTTATAGGCTCATCTGTAGTAATAAATGCGACATTGAATAGTCAACTAACCAAAGGAGCTCAATTACAATTGACTTTTATAACAGGAGACAGTGCGAGAACTATTGTTTTTGGAACAGGTTTTACAGCGGAATCGACAATTATCCCTAAGAGTAAGGTGAAAACATTGTTATTTACTTATAATGGCTCTAAGTATATACCTGATTGTGAACCAATGCTTCCGGTTGCGGATATTCAAAGTAAGACACCAGGAGCGACGATAGCTGTTACAGTCTCTCGACAGAACACATTCGTGTCTGTTGCTGATACAATGACGGCATCAACAACAATAAATTTAACCATAGGTAGCGGAGTGGCAGCCGGTGCGATATTGCAGGTCTCTGCAAAATCGGGGGTGATCGCACGAACTATTACGTGGGGTACGGGACTGTCATCTCCAACGACTACGGGTACACAAAACAAAACTAAGGCAGCGACATTTGTATATAATGGGACTAAATTTATACCAACAGGAGCTCCTCAACAAATTGATTAATCTTAAAAAAAAACACAAAATGAAAGCAAGTAAAATGATCTTCAGCTCAATAGTAGCAATCTTATTTTCGGCAATTCTCGGGGCAGTAGTTGGTAGTATTTTTGGATTCGATCCAACAATCAGTGCTATTGTAGGCATCTGTTTATCTCTAGTTCCCAAAGGTCTCCCACGAGGAGTTTTTGGTGAAGCAGGATTAGAAGTTGAAATCTGGGAAAAATGGATTGTCGAACCTTTATTCCCTGCGAACCCGTGGATGGAAAAATGTCGCAATGCAGATGAGTATGTTCAGCAAGGAAAATATGTAATAATTCCGCAAGCCGGATCAGCTTCAGCGATTGTTAAAAACAGAGAGTCGTTACCTGCTCCTATTAAAAAGAAGACAGACACACACATATTCTATGGATTAGATGAGTTTACCAGTGATCCTGTTCTTATTGAGGATATTGAAACAATTCAATTATCCTATAATAAGATGGAAACACATATGGGGATCGATCGTCAAGCTTTGAATACAGCTATGGCAGAAAGTTTACTATATCGTTGGGCTGCAGGAATCGATTCATCAAGAGTTGTAGAAACATCGGGGGCAAATACTACATCTCATTTAAGTGGTACTTCAGGGACTACACGTAAATCTTTCATATTAGATGACCTTGCCAATCTTAAAGACATATTGACAGCAGACAATGTTTCTCCTGATGGATGGATGTTGTTTATAGACTCTTCAATGTACAAGCAACTTGTATCGGCACTTAAAATCTCCGATTACAGAGACTTCTCTTCGGCTTTTGATAAAGCCACCGGAAAAATAGTTGGAAAGCTCTTTAATTTTGAGATTGTTGAGAGATCAAGGCTTTTAAGACGCAACGGGACAACTGTTGCTGATCCCTATGATTTCACAGCAGCAGAGGCCGACAATGCTATTGGCATAGCGATTCATCCTCAGTGGGTAGAAAGAGCATTAGGAGAAGTAAAGGTTTTTGAAAACAAACAGAGTCCGGAATATTATGGAGACATCTATTCTATGCTTGGTCGTATCGGAGGAAGACGTGTAAGCAAGGACGATGTTGGAGTTACAATTATCTCTCAAAAAGCATCATAAAGAAAATAACCCCCAAGGAAAGGATATCCTTTTGTATGGCTAATGCCTGAGAAAGGATATCCTTAAAGAAAAAGATGGCAAAAATAGAACACATATTACCAATAATTTTTGAATGGGAAGGCGGCATCTCTGACCACAAAAACGACAAAGGAGGTCTCACAAACATGGGATTAACCTTGTCCACTTGGAAGAGTTGCGGTTACGATAAAGATGGTGACGGTGATGTTGATAAGGATGATTTACTTAAGGCAACAAAAGAAGATGTAGTTGCTGTACTAAAAAAACATTACTGGGATCGTTGGCAAGCCGACAAAATAAAAAATCAGTCGATAGCGAATCTATTGGTCGATTGGTTGTGGAATAGCGGAATATGGGGGATTAAACTCCCACAATGTGTTTTGAAATTAAAATCAGACGGCATAGTTGGACCCACTACACTCAACGCCATTAATGATTTCCCCGACCAAAAATGGCTATTTGAAAAGTTCGTAGTAGCTCGCAGGATGTTTATTGAGAACATAATAAAAGAAGATCCAAGTCAGAAGGTATTTTACAAAGGTTGGATTAATAGACTAAACTCTATAAAATGGAGCAACGAGATACCATCTTAAGCGTAGCCGGAGGAACTGCAGGAAGCGTTCTACAGTGTTTGCAAAATCCTGAATGGGTTGGGCAAATAATGATAGGAGCCATAATTGGTTCAGTAGTATCATTTTTTATTTCAAGAATTTTAAGTCTCATTTTAAAAAAGAAAAACTAATGAAAGAATTTATTAACAGATTGTTTTCAAATCCAAGTCCTTACTTTAAAAAAATAAGGAATGCAGGATTGATATTTACCGGTGTGTCGGCAGCAATACTTGCCTCTCCTGTTGCATTGCCTGCAGCAATTGTAACAGTAGTTAGTTATATGGGAGCTATTGGAGCTACTTGTGCTGCGATAAGTCAAATCACTATTCCAAATACAGATCAAGAAAAACCCTCAAAATAATATAAAAAATGGACGAAAAAAGAATAGATGCTGTCTTTAAGACATGCAATGCAGATAAAATCTTCGTGTGTAGCGATAATACAGTGTTCACAAAAGAACCTGATGCTAAAAGACAGTGTGAACTTAAAAAGGAAGTGAGTTGTAAGACAATTAGTCGTGAACAATTCTATAAAAAGCCGAGTTCGGGAAACAGAGAAGAAGCCATCGAGAAAATTAAGAATCTCGAAGATCTATCAACATTAACTTACAAAGAGCTTGTTGTGTTAAGTAAAGAACTTGAAGTCGTAACTGATGCTAAAACAAAAGAGGCTCTTGTAGAAGCATTAATTAAGTTTAAAGAATCTTTAAGCACTAAATAATCATGGGATTATCAAATTATGCAGTTTCTCAAAAGTTAATGAAAAGCCTCAGAGTAGAATCTATATACTTCTGCTCTGATAAACAATGGTTTACAAAAAAAGAAAAGGCTTACATACATTGTGAACTCAATAATTTTGACCCCCCTAAAATGTATAAATTAAAAAAATAAAAAGTCATGGCACTACCAAGAGTAATAATAAATTTAGAAAACGGAGCATTATCTTCTGTCAATGCCCAGGATGACGCAGTATGCGGATTAGTTGCTTCGGGAGTTGCAGTTGTTAGTGGAGACGATACCTTGTTTTCACTGAGTACTGCTTATTTGTTAACAAAATTATCTGATTTGGACGCATTGGGAATAACATCTGAAGACGATGATGCGAATGCGACGATATACAAAGCTGTAGATGAGTTTTATTCAGAAGCTCCTGAGGGGACAAAACTTTGGTTACTTGCAGCAGCAGCTTCTGTTTCAGCGGAAGACTTAATGGATGTTGATGAAGCTAATTATGCTAAAAAACTCATAGAGGCAGCAAATGGAGAAATCAAGTTTTTAATGCTTGCCAAAGCAGATCCGGCTTTGTACGAACCAACAATAGCAGATGGACTCGATGCTGACACTTATGCAGCAGCTGCAAAAGCACAGGAGTTGGCAGAATGGGCAACAACCAATAAGTTTGCACCATTATTTGTTATACTTGAGGGACGACATTATACCGGTGTAGCTTCGGCACTTGATGACTTAACAGAAGGAGCTTATGATCGTGTATGTATATTGATAGGAGATACTATTAGTGGCAGTACCGGAGCAGCAGTAGGATTGTTAGCCGGAAGACTGGCTTCTATTCCGGTACAGAGGTCTATTTCACGTGTAAAATCTGGAGCCTTGCCTCCAACTACTATGTATATCGCATCTGTGGCGGCTGAAAATGGAAGTCCTGATATAATAAGTGATGCTGGCTTTATTAGTTTCAGAACATTTGTAGGAAAGACAGGATATTATTTTACAGACGATAAATTGGCAACAGAACCGACAGGTGATTACGCACTAATTCCAAGACGAAGGACAATAGATAAAGCTTACAGGATAGCATATATGACATTAGTCAATGAACTTGGAGACGAGGTACCTATTAACGAATCCGGACAGATACCTCATGCGATAGCAAAGAGTATTCAGAATTCTGTGGAAACAGCCATTGAAAACGACATGACAGCAAATGGTAATTTGGGAACAGATCCCGACAACCCAAACGACACAGGTGTGGAATGTTTCATAGACCACTCTCAGAACATTGTGAGTACATCTAAATTGGTTGTCAAGATAAGAGTTAGACCTTATGCTTATGCGAAATATATAGATGTATATCTTGGGTTTAAAACAACTAATGTTTAATTATTAAAAAAGAAGAATATGGCATTCAATAGTAGAGAATATGAGTTTGCAGATCTTACTCTTGTAATGGGAGGAAAAGATATCACTGGTTTCAGAGGTGTTAAATACACAGTAAAACAGGAGAAAGAAGCTATCTATGGGAAAGGCAACGAGCCTCTTAAAATCCAAAAAGGTAATAAATCTTATGAAGGAGAATTAACTCTGCTTCAATCGGAGCTTGAAGCCTTAATAGCAAATAGTACTGATGGTACAATATTAAGCCTTCAGCTTGATGCAGTAGTAGCTTATGGTAACCCAAGTAAGGGCGATGTATTAATCACTGATGTACTACAGGGAATCCAATTTACTGAAGAGACAAAAGAACTTAAGCAAGGCGACAAATTTCAAGAAATAAAATTGCCATTTATCTTTTTGAGGAAGAAGGCACAGGTAGCGTAGTAAGTTATTAATATTAAAACAGATGAAAGACAAAAAAAACAACAAAGAAGGCATAGCGAGTCCTGAACAAATGAGTGAATGGAAGTCGAAATATGGAGAAGTTTACGGAATTGAATATGAAGATTGTATTTCTTATGTAAGAAAACCGAATCGTACCGAATTAAGTTATATAATGAGTATGCAATCTGATCCATTGAAGATGATAGAAACTTTTATTAAATCTTGTTTTGTCGGAGGCTGTGAGAAAATTAAAACAGATGTAAGTTATCAGCTAGGCGTAGCTGAATTGATGGATAAGATAATTAATGTAAAGAAGGCTGAACTCGTAAAGTCGTAAGCGAAACAGATGGTAAAATTGAAAGCAATTGGGTTGGTTATATTAATACAATCATTGAGTATTATCTGCATATAGATCCTAATAGTTTAACAGATCACGAATGGGCAGAAAAATTTCACCAAATTGCTGAAATTAGAAGATCGGAGAATAGGCTTTAGTTTGTTTCGCATTATTTGAATAAATCAAATGGAGTAAAGCCAATATTTTTATTAGAGTCTTTAAAAGAGATCAAAATAAATCTAATCATAATAATTATAAGATTTATTAAGCCTATATACAAAATAAATATCAATATGTATGAAACTATATCCATAATAGCTAATTACGTAAATTTATAAAAGATGTTCGGAAATGCAATAAATTTTCAAATAAATATAACAGGAGATGCAAATAATGTTATTAACGCTGTAAATAATTCATTTGCGAAAATTAATTCGACATTAACTAAATTCGACAATAATTTACAAAAGGTCACTCAAAAACTCTTTGCCTTTCAAACTTTCACTAACATTCTTGAAGGAATTTCAAGTGCTTTCAACAATCTCGCACAACCTGGTATTGATTTTAATCATTCTCTTTTAGAAATGTCTGCTATAACCGGAGAGACAGGAGAAGGATTAAAAAAGATAGAAAAATACGCAAGGGAATCAGCCAAAACATTTGGTATTACCGCAACTCAAAGTGTTGATAGCTATAAATTAATCTTGTCTAAATTATCGCCTGAAATAGCTAAAGTTCCTGAAGCATTGAAAGGAATGGGAGACAATATAGCTATGATGAGTAAATTAATGGGGGGAGATGCAGTCGCATCTGCAGAAACTCTTACGACAGCCATGAATCAATATCAAGTATCTCTTGAAGATCCGATGCAAGCTAGCAAGGAAATGGCTAGGATGATGAATATTATGGCTGCTGCTGCGAAGGTTGGATCTGCAGAACTGCCACAAATTCAACAGGCTCTTGAGAATTCGGGAATGGCAGCAAAGTATGCCGGAGTATCGTTTGCAGAAACAAATGCAGCTATACAGGTTCTTGACAAGGCTGGAAAAAAAGGTTCTGAAGGTGGTATTGCTCTTAGAAATGTTATGAGTGTTCTCGGTAAGGGTAGGTTTTTGCCGGACGATGTAATAGATGAATTAAAGAAAGCTAAAGTAAATATTGGAACGCTTACAGATAAATCTTTAAGCATGACTGATAGGTTGAAAGTTCTTAAGCCTATAATGAAAGATACAGCTCTTCTTACCAAATTATTTGGGCTTGAAAATAAGGACGCTGCTACTGCACTAATTTCAGGAGTTGAATTAATTGATGAATATAATGATGCAATTCAAGGCACTAATACAGCTGAGGAACAAGCTCAATTAATAATGGAATCATACAAGGAAAAATTGAAGAGAATTCAAGCGACTTTTGACGACATTAAGATTTCAATATTCAATACGACCGGAAGTGCTGGATTATGGCTTCAAGTATTAACAAGCTCATTAGTTCCAATAGCTCAGATTATGCCGGCATTAGCAGGAATGGGTACATTATTTAAATGGATTAAAGCAATACAATTTGCAAATATGTTTAATTCTCTCAAACACTCAATAATAGGAGCAAGAATTCAACTTGCTTTTATGAATAAAGATTTAGCCACAGGACAAATGCAATCTCTGGGATTTAGTAGAAATATATTAAGGGCAACATTAGCTTTATGGAAATTTGGAACTACAGGTGTTTTTAATGCAATTAAAGGAATTGGTGCGTTTATTCTGTCTTTAATAACAGGGGGAGCGACATCTGCGTCATTTTCTGCCATTGCAAGTGCTTCTTTTGCAACATTCGCTACAACTGCATCAGGAGCATGTAAAGCTATCTCTGTCGCTATATACAACATTCCTTTAGTGGGTTGGATAGCATTAGCAGTTACTGCTATTGGAGCTTTGTTCATTTATCTCTATCAAAAAGTAGATAAATTCAGGGCTATTATGAACGGAATAGGAGCTGCAATTAAAGCTCTATTCAAAGGAGAAAGTGTTGGAGATGCTTATAATAATGCTTATCTTAAGACATTAGATAAAGCTGCAAAAGACAGAGCTGAAGAAGCAGATAAAGAAGAGGCGGAAAAGCAAGGTATGTCGGTAGAAGACTATCGAAGAATAAAGTTGGAAGCAAAAAAAACGGGTTTAACAATAAACGATTATTTGGCATCTAATCCTAATGCAAGATACAATTTAGGAATGGCTCAGATAAATGACAACGGGGTTCCGAATATAGTAGATACGAAAACAGAAGCAGCAGTAACCGGAGGCACTCGTAATACTTCTATTAATATTAATCTTGGCAAAATGGTTGAAAATGTAATATTTAATGGGAGTGCTTCGGAAACAGGGAAGGAACAATTAGAGGTGTTTGCCGAAAATTTAAGACGAGTGTTATATATGTCTGCAAGTGTGAGTATGTAATGAGAAGGGACAACGACATATCTATTAACAGTGGAAAAGCATTAGGCTTTGCGATACCCCCCTTTATCCCTTTTCGCAATATAGTAATAGCGGGAACAAAAGAGTATAAAGAAATAACAGGACAAATCTCTAATGCAGGGAACAGAACAAGTGAAGATGCACCTGCAGAATTGATCTCAAGACTTAATTCAGGTCTTGTAGAAAGAACCAGTTTTCAAGTTCCTGTAACTCTTACAATGAATGATGATAATGGAGATCTAAGTTTAAGATTGCCATGCGACCCGATTATAAGTTTATCTGGTAAAAATATAATAATAAGAAGATATGTAAGCAAAAGCAAAAAAGCCGGTTCTATAAAAGAAAGGTGGAGTCAAGATGATTGGGAAATAAATATTCAGGGAATTTTAAGTGGTGATGATGCAGAATCAACCGGAGAATTGTGCAGACAATTGCGAGAATTATGCGAAAACGGGAAAAACGGACTAGCTATTACTTGTGACTTCTTAAATAATTATATGGGGATTTGGAGAATAGCTGTAGAAAGTTTTGAATTTCCGTTTACGAAAGGATTAGTTGATCAAAATTTTTCGATAAAGGCTTATAGCGATGATGTTTATGATTTATTAATAGAGCAGAATGTATAATATGGTTTGGAATATATCGATAGGCAAATACTTACTTGCAATGCTTGACAGTGTGGAAATAACTAGGTCGGTGGAAGCATTAAGTGATACAGCAATTATTATTCTGCCAGGTACTGCTTATAATAAAGCCTTAGATATTGAAAGTAAGATTAATGTGGGCGATAAGGTTAAAATCGAACTTGGTTACGATGATAAGCCCGTAACTGAATTTGAAGGTTATCTGCAAAGTATAGCGACTGATGATGGCTCTATTAAACTAAACTGTGAAGATGCTTTATTTCTTTTTAAAAAGTCTTTAAAAAACTCTGAAAAGGTTAACATTTCAGTTAAATCTCTTTTAGAGCAATTAATAAAAGAATTGAATTTGCCATATTCCATTTCATGCGATTACGATTTTAGTTACGATAAATTCGTTATAAATAACGCAACAGGGTACGATGTCTTGAAAAAGATACAAGAGGAAGCTAAACCAAACATATATTTAAAATCGGGGGTTTTACATATTCATCCCCAATATTCCGAAATATTCGGGACCTCAATTTATGATTTTGGAAAAAATATTGAAAAATCGGAGTTAGTATATAAAAAAGAAGAAGATCGAAAATATTTAGTAACAGTTGAGTCAACAGACAATACCGGTAAAGTTATTAAAGTTGAAGCAGGATCTACAGGTGGAGAGTCATTAAATTTAAAAATCAGTGGAGTAAGTAATGAGACCTCGTTGCGAAAAATGGCAGAAGAGGCTTTGAAAATGCGGAGTTATACTGGATATGAGGGGAGCTTTAAAACTTGGCTTGTCCCTTATTGTGATGCAGGATACAAGGCTACAATAATTGATAGTGATTATGAATACAAAAATGGAAGTTATTACGTGATTGAGGTTAAAACTGTCTTTTCTAAAAGCGGAGGGGAAAGAACCATCAAAATCGGCAAAAAGATTAGTGAATGAGTAAATATACAGACATAAAAGATAAGCTTAAAGAGATTGTAGGAAAGGGATCAGGAATTCTAGTCTTTACGGCAGTTGTTAAATCTGTTTCGGACGATACGTGTACTGTTATTTATAATGATATTGAGTTAACGGGCGTGAAACTAACTGCGAGTGTTGACAAGTTGGAAGCTAAGATAATTATTAGCCCAAAAATTAATTCAAAGGTACTGATTGCAGATTTATCAAATGGAGAACTTAGAGATTTATTCGTTATAAAATTTGGAGAGATAGAGGTAATAAGCATAAATTCAGGTAAATCCGGAGGCTTGATAAAGATTAATGAATTAGTCGATAAACTCAATGAGCTCAAAGATAAGGTTAACTCTTTGGTTAAGGCATTCAACAGCCATACTCATCAGGTGGCTACAGCCGGAATGGCAACTAATCAAACAGGGACAGCTGCTCCAATAATAAAGAAAGCCTCTACAGCTAATGCTTTTGCTGTTAACGATATTGAAGATACTAATGTGCGACACTAATGAGAACAATGGGAGACATATTGACAAGTAGCCTAGGAGAGCTAATAATAATTGGAGGCGATATATCTGTAGGAGACGCTACCAAAGAGCATACTAGAGATATATTAGTTTCTCACAAAGGAGAATATAAACAATATCCTACTTTAGGTGTTGGCATTCAAGATTTTTTAAATGATGATGGGGTTGAAGATATGATTAGAACTGTAAGACAGGAACTCGTTAAAGACGGTCAAACAGTAAATAGTCTGAAATATATAAATGGTCAATTGATTATAAATTCCGAATATGCTTAAGGTTCAGGTTAAAAATAATCAGTCGTTATTTGACATAGCTCTACAAGAAACTGGGGCAATAGAATCTGTATTTGATTTATTGGTTCTTAACAATCTTGTAGCCATAACTCAAGATGTTGAGCAGGGGACTGAATTAATTGCCCCAAATATGGTTAATAAGACAATAAAGAACCAGCTTACAGGATTAAAACGACCGGCAACATCAAGTCCTTACATGGGCAGTTCGTTTGGAGAATTTGAGATTAGCGAATTTAATAATGAAGAATTTTTAGTATAATGGCACGGAAAATAACAGAAATATACGATGAAATGATTGTTGAAAAAAACAGTCAAAGTCAACTTTCTGCTTTAGTCCCAAATGTTGATAGTGGACAGCAGTTATTGACAGATTTAAGTTCTACCAGTAAGGTTGCAACATGGCGTTTGTTTTACTGGATTGTCGCAGTGGCAATATGGACTCTCGAAAAACTATTCGACACACACAATGCTGAAATAAGAAATATTGTTGAAAACAACCATTATGGGAATTTTGATTGGTACAATAAGAAGGCAAAAGAATTTCAACTGGGGGATGACCTTATAGTTGAAGAAGGTGTTGTGAAGTATGCAACAACTGATTTAAGTAAACAAATAGTTAAATATTCGGCGACAGTACCAGGAGCCGTAATCCAAGTAAAAGTTGCAGGCTTGTCAGGCTCAAAATTAACCAGAATTAGTAATTCCTCTCCTGACAACCAGTTGGATAAAATACAAGATTATTTTAATAAGATAAAACCTTTTGGGACAAGAGTATCTGTCACAAGTAATGATGCTGATAAATTGAAAATAATAGCAGACATTTATTCCAACCCTTTGTTGATAAATAGCAATGGTTCGTCAGTAGGTTCGTCTTCTCGTCCTGTAGATAATGCAATTAATGCATTTCTGAAGTCAATAGAATTTAACGGTAAACTAAAATTACAACAGTTAACTGATGCTATACAGACAGTTTCCGGAGTTACTGACATTGCAAATCTTGAAGTATGGGCAAAGTATGGAGATAATGAATACGAACAAATTGTTAGAGAATATTTCAGTTACGCTGGATGGATGTCGATTGATGTTGATTATAATCTCGAAACAACTTTAAATTATATTGCCGACAATGTATAATATAGATTACAATAGATTAATATTCTTGTTATTGCCTCTCAATAAAAGAGGTGAAACGATTCTATTGTTTCTGCAGTCGGCGATAAAGCCTTTAGTTGATATATACAATCAATTTATCATGATGAGACAAACGACAGTATTAAAGGCTACTTACAATTCTCAAGTATTGAGTTTGCAAACCTACTTAAGAAATTATCTTGGAAGTGAGCAAATTTGGTTAGATGATGCTCCTGAACATCTGTCATTATATGTATTTCAGAGACTTGAAAATCAAGATTTGCCCTATTGTTACAATACTGGAGAAACACCTGCAGAAGAAGACGAGGATGATTGGGTATATAATACTCAGGAGGATAATGATGCTACCATAGACGGGATTATAAGATGTGCTTCCTTTCTATATGATGAATATGATGTTGTAATTAAGGCTATTGTAAAAGAATACATTTTTGCCGACAAACAATTTAGAATTGAATATATATGAAAACACTCGAAACAAACTTTAACGGAGGTTTGAGATTCAACTGGGATGATCTCAGGTGGATGCAAACTGGAATAAAAACTGTTCTCGATAATATAGTTAAATCGCTTGGAAATCAAGAGGAACTATTTATTGTCTCCGGCTGTGAAACTCGTAATCTTACGGGAGATTATGGTGTTTATAATGTAACATATTCGAGTGGAATATTGTCGTTAAATGGCGAGTTGATGAATTTTTCAGGGTTCTCTCAAAATTCAGTGCACGGAACTAATAAATTTTGGTTTACAAAAGAAATAGTATATGATCCTACGGGAGTAAAAATTGATAAGTATAATCAATTACCTCACCAGTGTTATGCTGAAGCAATTCTCGAATTTCATACAGGAGAGTCACTACCTAGCGAAGGAGATTACTGGGAAGTGTCTGTAGAAGATAAAATGTTTACTACAAAAGATATTTATCAAATATTAAGCGAAAAATTGCAACGCGAAACAACTGTGGCTACAGCCGTAGCATCTTCCGGTTGGTCTATTTCAAATTATAAATTTTATGTGAATGGGAAATTTGCTATGTTTTCTTGTGATGCTGAAATAACAGGTGA